TCAACTTCATAAGTACCACTAGAAAAGCCTACACCTACTGTCTGTAAAGAACCACCTGAACCTTTAAGGCAAGTGTCCATACCACTACTCATGTAACTAGGACTAATAGCAGAGCCTACTGGTATTTCGCTACTGCTTCCTGCTCCGTTATATGTATTACTTACCGAGTCATCTTGTGTATTGTTATTACTATTCGTAGTCGAGTCTTCACCATGATAAGTGTTAAGACTACCCTCTTGCGCGTTGTCCGCTAATGTTACCCAAGACAACATCATTAATAAACAAAATAACTTTCTCACTTCTTATGTACAATCTTTTGCACTGTTTCTGATTCATAGATACGAAGACCTAGCCAGACAATAGTAAATAAACTAGCAACGGGAGGCAACCAAGCCGCTAGTGACATCACACCTGTGGATGCCGCGAATACGTCTACAGCTTGTTTTGTTTCTTCCGTTACCATGTTGTTCTCCTAAGAATTATCGAGGTATTTCGTGTACTATATTATAAACTACATCATCGCCATATCTTGTACCGCGATAAACTTCACCAACAGTCTCATCGTCAATAGATGCTGTAACAAGGGCTTCTGCTACTTGAAGAGATTCTTCTTCTGTAGAACATTCTTGATGTATAACCTCTACCACTCTACCCTCGCTGTTTAGTTTGCTATATCCAACAATCATACTTATATTCCTGTGCTTGTTATTCTTACTCGTGCATCTTTAATGATAGCCGAATCAGTTGAAGACAGTTCTTTAATATTTAACTTGTAAATTAAAGTATCATCGGTGTAGGGCAGTTTAAAACTAACATTATGTCGTTCAGTCCCTGACCTATATCTTTCAGCAATGTCTTTATAAACAAGAAGCTGTGTGTTTACGTTTTGCCACCCATAAGGGTGGAAGTAAACAGTATCGCCAGTTACTATAGGTGCTGTAGTGTTTGTAGCGCAGAAGTATGTTCTATCCGCATCAGATTGATACTGTACCGATAGAACTTGCTGTTTAATATTGCCTGAACTAGATTGAGATATTCTACCGAACTCTGTGAATAAGTGTTCGTAATTTCCTGAAACCCAATACCACGCCTCATTACTTTGCCGTACGCTATAATAGGACGAAGGTGAAAAACCATTAGCAGTACCTATACTAACGGCTGAGACAGTGCTTGGGACAGTGAGATATAAAGAAAGCCTAATGTCGTTATTAGTAGTGCTTATATAACTCCAAAGTGTACTCCACTCTACATCAACAAAACGCATAGTTTCTACAGGGGTGCTTGGGTGATATAAGTTTTGATATTGCCCTAAGTTTACATTTGCTGTTGTTAAGGCAAGTTGCTGATTAAAAGAACTTATCCTATCATCTCTAACTCTATGATAAGGAATTGTATCTAATCTAGCACCATCTACTGACACGTCTCTACCATCTACTGTACCCGCAACTGCAATATTACCTGTTACATTTGCGCCACTATATAAGTTAGTCACACCAGTTACAGAAAGATTTTCTGGGTTACTTGGAAGAGTTCCAATGCTTACATCGCCAGTAAAGGTAGCACCTGATAAGTTTGCTTTACTTGCTACAGTAGTGTTTAGTCCTGCTATGTCTACGCCATCGACTGTGCCATTTACTACAATGTCACCATCAACAAACACACCTGCACTACCACTAGCCGCTACTGTACTTACTTTGAAAAAAGGCTGTTGAGTTCCAGTGTTAGCAGACAATAACGCATCTTGTACGTTAACATTGCCAGTGAACGTACCACCTGATAAGTTTGCTTTTCCTGAGATGTCTTGATGGGCTGTTAAATAATCAGAAGAATCAAAAGCCTTAACCTGTGCTAGGTTAGTTACTTCTGAATCCATTAATGCACCTGCGGCAGTTACGTTAACTGTGTCCGTTACGTCTGCGCTTGCTTCTATATTTGATAGCTTTGTCTTTTCAGCATCAGTAAATGCGTTAGTGTCTGCCACAGCTTCATAGGCTGACTTTATCTCTGCGCCTGTTTGGTCAGCAGTAGCGTTAGCTTCTATTAGGTCTAACTTAGTACCGTCAGCCAATACATCACGACCGTCTACTGTACCGCTTACTACGATGTTCCCAGTAACGTCTATGCCAGAGGACGTGGTGGCTATTTTGGTGGTGTTACTATAGGCTGTATCCCAGTTAGAAATCTTAGTCGCATCTTCAGTCCACTTTGTGCCAATGCTATTAGTTACTGTGGTAGAGAAGTTAGCATCATCGCCTAATGCAGATGCTAGTTCGTTTAGAGTATCTAACGTAGCAGGTGCAGAATCCACAAGGTTGCTTACTGCTGTGTCTACATAGGTTTCAGTTGCATAGGTGCTAGAGTCTACTGAGTAAACACCAGAGCCATCTGTAGTCATTATTCCCGCAGTAGTGAAGTCTCCATCAACAATAGCGTTAGAGTTTAGTGTTGCAATATCTACACCATCTACTGTTCCAGTTAGTGTAATGTCTCCTGTAACATTAATACCTGCGCTTTTTGTGTCTAGCTTTTCTGCGCCATTATGATATAGTTTTGTTTGTCCACCAGATATTCCCAATAGGTACTTAGCACCATTTGTATCGGTTATATATAAATCATCCCCTTGTATTAGTAAACTACCTGTACCCTGCTCCCTAATAATACTACTGTTCGTGGTAGAGTCGTGGTAAAGCCTTAAATCATTTGAAGTGCCAAATTGCAATTCTGTATCATCAGCTATGTTTACATCGCCAGTGAAGTCCGCACCCGATAGGTCTGCTTTACCTGTTGTAGCATTATCCACTTCAGTAGCAAAACTTGCAGTTGTAGCTACGTTATTACTATCGCCAATAAAGATATTGCCATCGTTAAGGTTAGGAGTAGCGTTAGTACGCCCTGCGCCCATAACTTTAATGTTGCCACTGTTACTCGCCCTAACTACTTTGGCAATCTTCTGTACTAGGTTACCCTCGCCTGACGGTGCTGTAGCTGTTAACCCGCCTGCTGTTGTATCTACATAAAGCTCATCGCCATCAGTGTAGGTACTTGTGTTGATAGACTTTAAAGTTCCAAAGGTTACAACGTCTACATTAACGCCAACTGGGTCTGCGGCAACAATACCGAATGCGGGCATCTTAGAGCTATCGCTTGCATCTGCTAAATCTACTACTGTTTTTCCTCCTGAATAACCAGAGACATAAACAACATCGCCTTTTGCTAGGGTAGCACCACTTGCTACTGCGCCTTTAAAATGTACAGCACCCTCAAGGTCTCCTTTAAATAGTTCTGCTTCAACTTTAGAATCTACAAGTATACCGTCTGATACTGTTCTTAGTTTTTCATTGCTATTACCGTGATATAATATCGTTGTTCTTAAGTCATCACTATCGAGCTTACATTCTAAGAATTTATGACCACTAGAGCCATAAAGTCTTAGAAGATTTCCATAAGACTTTAAATCCAGATAGACTGAAGATTGCATAATAAGTCTATCTTCACCATCAATAAATAAACCATTTATACTGCTCGATCCTAAGTTGGTTTGCCAGTGTTCTATAGTAGGATAAGAAGAAAAGCTTCCTTTTTGAAATTCAATCTTTTCATTAAAAGTAACATCACCTGTAAAGGTAGCACCAGTTAACTCTGCATATCTACCATCGAGGTCTGTAGTAATTGTACCACTGTTAGCTTTAGTAAGTGTTAACGTACCATCGGTAGTGTCAAAGGATGCTGATGTGACTTCTAAGTCTTCTTGAGCCGCTAGGGACGTTGCCGCTTCAGATGCTGATGCCGCGGCTTCGGTGGCTGAGTCTTCTGCATCATCTGCATCAGTACTAGCACTAGTTGCTGAAGCACTGGCATTAGTTGCTGAAGCACTAGCCGAAGATTGAGAAGCACTAGCACTAGTTGCTGAAGTACTAGCACTAGTTGCTGAAGCACTAGCCGAAGATTGAGAAGCCAAAGCCGCCTGTTCAGAAGCACTAGCATTATTCTCTGAAACTAAAACCGCCGCCGCAGATGCCGCCGCTTCGTTTGCAGAAACCTCTGCCGCATCCGCAGAAGCCTCCGCACTGTTTTGATGCGTATCAGAAGAATCAGCGTAATCTTTATAGAAACCTGTCATTGTTTACCCTTGTGGAAGTACGCCAATGGTTGACCCTGAGAACTCAGCTTTCATTGCCATAGCTTCTAGTTCTGATGCAGAGCCTCTAAACTTAGACTCAAACAGTTGAGCCTCTTCTGTGTTCTTTGTGTATAGTGCTAGTTCAGCTAATGCACCATAGAGTAAAAGGTCTGTACCTTGTTCAACAAACCAATTGGTATCTGCATCGTTAACTAGGTTATTTACTACAATATAATAATACAACTTAACACTAGTTACTTCAGTGTTAAGAGGTGCTATAAGGAATCTGTTTTGTTGTCTAGCAAAGTACTTAGGAAGACCTACGTCTGTCTGCATACCTACTACAGTTGGTAGAGCCTTACGCTCAAGATCATACGTACGACCTGCATAATCGATAGACACTGCTTTAGCTTCTAGATAATCTTCAGGTAAAGCTATTGCACCTTCAGAGTTTATAGTTAGGTTATTGTTATATCCTTCAAGTACAGGAATACGCAAGACACGATTAGCTCGATCTTGCGCTAGGTTAATAAATGAATTATATACTGAATCGGGAATGTCTTTACGGTTAGCCCAGTCTTTAACTAAAGCTCTGAGTTCACCTAGATTATTAACTGCCATTATATACGTCCGTGATCTGTTCTAAGTTTTAAGTAATCTCTACTACGTAATCGTAGCATCATCTTTGCTTTTAAGTCAGGGTCGTGGAATAATTCCATCATAGTGCAGTTCCATTCTTTGCACCACATGTTAATTATATTAAGAGGGATTGAAGCTACCTTACGTCCCCATGTATCACCATCGGTTTTACGATTAAGGTTGTTGTTTGCTTCTAGTTGATTCTGTGCGAATATATCAGTGTAGTCTTGTGTAGTACCGATACTGATAGTGTCATCATTGTTTTGAATGATATGGGTTTTAACGTCAGACATGGATACTCCTATAAATAAGAAAGCCGAGCTACCCCGAAGGATAGCCCGACAATATAGACTAGCTATTAAGCAGTAGTCAGATCGCGAATTGCGCCTGAAGCCGCTTCGTTCTTAGAGGTTAGAGTGTACTCAACCAATAGTTGCTTAGACTCAAAGTCACCTGTTACAGCTAGGTCTTTAGTCTGGAAGTCACGGTAAGTATCAACAGACCACATATCAGGCTGAAGAACTAACAACGTGTCAGTAAGCATTAAGCGGTTAGGTACAACATTTAACTCACCATAGTCAGAAACATAAACATCAACAGCGTTGATGAACTTCTTAGACTCAGCATCGGTAAACTTACGAGCTGTATTTGTGTTGCCCTCAAAGCCAGTGATCTTTGACTTCTGGAAAGCACCACACATAATCATAGATGGGTTACCACCTGCTTGCCAAATATCTTCAATTACTCCGTTTAGAAGAGTGTCAGTAAGAGGACGCGCATCACCTGAAGTAGCAATATCA